GCGGTTAAACCGCATACTGGGCTAACGCCCGCGCTAATTTGCGCAATACCTCTTTCGTAAAAGAGAGAGTGAGTACTTATTAGCTCCTATGACTAGGTAGATAAATGTTGTATGTGTTACATCTCACAGGATTATACTGTAGTCCTCCCGAATATAATATTCATGGGTCGTACTGGAAGATATCTATGGATAGAAATCTGAAGTATCTTGGGGCAAAAACCCTCAATGAAAACGATTAAACTCGATTCCACTTCCAGCCCATGTCTCATCATATCGGTGAAACTGGTATAACACCCTCTTTCGAAGGTTAGTTCACTCTAAGTAACCAACTCAGAAGTGCCCGTTAGTTTGGTCTTGCTGACTAACAAGGGGTTGTACTGCAGCAACAGTCTGCGGGTAAATTTATTTATCTTACAGCTTAAATGCGTCTATCTAGACAGGCGACGATAAAGGGTCTTAGAAGAGCCTCCCCCGATGTACCATCCGTGATGGTGGAGTCGGCATGAGTTTACCTTCTAATCCAATTTAGCGTTAAACCTGAAGGAGTCACACAGACTCCTACCCTTCAAGGGGACCTGCGGCCCGATGTACCTCCCTACAAATAAAGTAACTGTAGGGTTAAAGGTAGCTATCATCGGAAACCGAAGTTTGAAAATTCTGTGGAAATATTTATAAATTATGAAACAAAGAAGAAAAAATCTTTTTTATCTCGCAAGATATAGTATCCCTAAGAAATTCAATGGTCGGACCTTTTTAAAAGGAGGTCAGCCACTTATTAATCTCTTCATTTCGTTGAAATTAATTTGTGGTGGACGGTTAACTGCTCACTGGGTTAGATCGATAAAACACTTTCTAAAGTCTTTATCTTTGTTATATAAAAACCAAGGCTTTCAAGGATTAATTAAATTCTTGAAGGTATCTTGTGTATGTCTACAACAAGTTCTAGCAGGAATGCGACAGCCTGACTTAACGTCACTCGGCCCTCGCGTGTCTAGAACAAAAAAAGGATGCCCACGGGTGATACCTATATACCATCGAAGGATGATTTACGATTTAGAATCTAAAGTCGCTAAAGTATATCTTAGCTTCTTTAATCTCTATCGAGTTCTCGATGCAGACTATACGTTCTCTCTTAAGACAATTACTTCACCCGACCAATCAGAAAGTATAGATTGGTCTTACTGGATGAAGCATTTTCTTAAGACATTCGTATATAAGTATATATCTGAGTATCGGGCAAATCCCTTAAGGGGTGTGATCCCCGAACCCTTCCCATTATACAAGAGTTCACCTAATTCCTTAGGTGCCTTCTCTGAATCAGCAACTTCTTATAACTCTGTTATGAGGAGTGCCTACGCAGTCCTAAGATTCCTTGAATCCTTGGTTCAGAAAGAGAGCATTGCACCGAAAGGTAAAGCAATGTCTATCCTCTCCGCCTCACAACCAAGAATTTCTAGAATCCTAGATCTGTTCGGCCCCCGGCTAAGAGAAATCCTATCCATTGTCTCTGTTCTTAATCATAACATGCAATCAGAAAAGGATGGCTCCATACCTGAAAGTATAAACCTTAAATATTTTAAGGAAGATTGGCAGTTCTTAAAACCCTGGGAACTAATGTTCTTCAGGAAACCTGCCAAGGTATGGAAAAACTCTGGGAAACTTGGGTTTAAAGAGGAAGCTGCAGGTAAACTAAGAGTTTTTGCTCTAGTCGACTGTTTTACACAGTGGGCCCTTAAGCCCCTGCACCTATGAATTTTCTCCATTTTAGATAATTGTCCCATGGATGGTACATTCAATCAGTTGAAACCCTTGGATAGAGTTCCCTGGGGATCTCCTGATTTACATGTCTTTTCCTTTGATTTGTCATCAGCTACTGATAGACTTCCTATGTGGATTCAGACCCAGTTCTTGGGTATAATCCTTAAAGATACAGATTATGCTTCTGCATGGTCTGATCTTTTGACACAGAGAAGATACTTCTATCAACTCGGTGCTTATCAACAACACTGGAAAGGCTGGTCTTTTGCTAAGACTGGCCCTATCCAAGATTCTGTAGCTTACGCTACGGGACAACCAATGGGTGCCTTATCTAGTTGGGGAATGTTAGCGCTTACGCACCATTTCATAGTCCAACTTTCTTTCTGGATAATCACAAAATCAAAAAAAGGATATATTCCTAATAGACTCTTTACGAGTTATGCTCTACTAGGTGATGATATAGTAATCTGGGATAAGGATGTAGCTGATTACTACTTGGTTATTATGCGATTACTTGATGTTAAAGTCGGATTGGCAAAATCAGTTCTCTCTCCTAACGGATTGGGACTTGAATTTGCAAAGAGGACTATCATCAAGGGAGTCGATATTTCCCCTATCCCCATAAAAGAGCTTCGTGAATCGATCCAATCTATCCCTGCATTCATTGCATTTAAATCTAAGTACTCAATACCTGTCTTAATTGGTATGAGGTTATTAGGTTTTGGGTATAAGGTTCGGTCGATAATC